TAGAGAAGCTGAAAGAAGAGAAAAGGCTGCTTTAGATTTTGCTAAAGGTTTACAAAAAAAGTATGACACTACTGTCAAAAAAGCAGATACTGTAGAGGATCAACATTTAAAAGAGTTTGATGCCAGAGTAGATGCTCAAAGAGAACAGGTCAAAAATGTACTTCGTGATGCTATCGAAAAACAAGATGCCGATAAAATTATGGAGGCAAACGATAGACTAACTCAGTTAGCTGTAGAAAAAGAAAAAGCTAGATTAGAGATGGGAAATCGAGAAGAGCAGAAGAAGATAAGAGAAGAAGAAGCTAAATCAACAACAAACGTTGAAGCAAACAATCTAGAGACACCACCAGTTCAACCGATTACACCTAAAGCCAAAAAATGGGCTGAAGAAAATTCTTGGTTTGGAGAGGATGATGTCATGACTAACGCTGCAATTACTATTCATAATAATTTAGCTCAAGAGGGTCTTGAACTAGACAGTGATGAGTATTATACTGAAGTAAATACAAGACTACGGAAATATTTTCCAAGTAGTTTTGGTGCAAATGACGAGCCTGAAAAGGAACAACCGAAACCCGTCCAAACGGTTGCTTCGGCTGGTCGTAAGCAGCAAGGACGCAAAACTGTGAAGCTCACGAGGTCGCAGGTAGCTATTGCTAAAAGATTAGGCGTGCCACTAGAGGAATATGCTAGATACGTGAAGGAGGATAAATAATATGATAAAAATAGATAAAACTTCACGCAGTTCAGAGGATAGAAGCAAAAAAGAAGCTCCTAAATCTTGGACTCCATCATCCAGTTTGGATGCCCCAGATGCACCACATGGTTTTTCTCATCGTTGGATAAGAACTACCATTCAAGGTTTTGATGATGCAACAAATGTATCAAGAAAACTAAGAGAGGGTTGGGAATTTGTTTCCGCTTCTACACTAATAAGTGAAATAGGAGAAGGTCACGGATATCCAATTCTTGAAGAAGGCAAACATAAGGGGTTAATCGGGATTGGGGGCCTTGTGCTGGCAAGGATACCGACAGAGATACTGATATCAAGAGCGGCCTATTTTAAAAGGTTATCAGACGATAGAATAAAATCTATTGATACAGATCTTATGAAGGAACAGCACCCGGAGATGCCAATCAATATTGAGAGGCAATCCAGAGTGACCTTTGGTGGTAGAAACAAAAAATAATATTTTTGCAATACCTACAGTGGTCTTTATTAACAACGTTTAAATAGGAGACAAACAATATGGCAAACGTATCAGAAAAGTTCGGTCTAAGACCTTACAGAAAACTAGACGGTACACCATTAGTTGGAGCTCAAAACAGATACAGAGTAGCTGCAGGTTATGCAACTGCGATATACCAGGGGGATTTGGTTGCACCAATTGCCAATGGTACTATCATCAGGCATGCCGCTAATACTTCTGTTGCTGTTGTGGGTGTATTTAACGGATGTTTTTATAATGATCC